TGAGCGAAGCAGCGCCCGCCAGCAAGTACGTCCTGATGCGGGTCAACGCCGCCGGCTACATCGGCGAGCCGGTCAGCCTCATGTGCTCGTTCGACCCGTCCACCGACATCCTGGCCGTCGTCAAGAAGATGCCGGCCTACGAAGACAGCGACCGCGCGGGGTACCTGCGCGTTACCACGCAGGAGCGCGACGCGGCGCACGACGCGGTGTTCCTCGAAGACGACACGCGGGACGCGATCCTGGCGTACTTCGACATGCGGCAGATGGGCCACCTGAACCTGGTCAAGGACATGGCGAGCCACCAGCCCGAGAACTCCATCGAGCGTGAAGGCATGGACGAGCACGGCATGAAGTTCCGGGTCAAACCCGAAATCACGAACGCCCAGTTCGCCGTGCTCGTTGCCTGCTTCTACGCCAAGAAGCAGCGCGAAGTGGCCGCCATCGGCGAGGTGATGCAGGACATGGCGTTCTACTCCATCTGAACGGGAAAAACGGGGCCGGCCTGACGTAGGCCGGACTTGAGCATCGGGCTCCGATCTGACGAGCCCCGCATGCCAACGACCCTCAATCCCAAGCTGACCGATGCCGGCAAAGCGGCAGCGATCAACGCCAAGAACAACGGGCTGCAGCTGGCGATCACGCATGTGTCGCTGGGAACGGGGAAGTACGATTCGGCCACCACCGGCGCCAGCAAGACTGCCATGGTGGCCCGCAAGGAATCCGTGGTCATCGCGCAGGGCGTCGTGACAGGCGCGGGCGGGTTCCGCATCAACATCCGCTTCCCGGCCTGGACGGGAACGCCGAGCCCCTATGACGCGACCGAACTGGCGTTCTTCGCCGGCGACCCTGCGGCCGGCGGTGTGCTGGTCTGGGTCTACTCGCATCCCACCGACGTGCTCGTGCAGCGCAGCGCAACCATCGACTACGTTGCGAGCTTTAACTTCCAGATCACCGAGGTGCCCAGCGGCTCGATCACGGTTGTGACGGACCCCACCGCGGCGCAGGCACTGGTGCTGATCGGCCTGCACGAGAACGCTACGAATCCGCACACGCAGTATGTGCGCAAGTCCGGCGACTTATCGACCGGCTTCCAGCGTGGGCCGCATGCCGCGGTTAACGACGACAGCGACGCCTACGCAACGACGGGCTTCGTGAAGCGGTCCGGCAAGACCTATCCGGCCCATGGCGGCATCGGCCTGTCCAACGGCCAGACCATCCTCCCCGGCCATGTCGGCAGCTGGTTCAGCCCGTCCAACGGCGCCACCGTCTACCTGCCGCTGGCAAGCTCGGTCCCGATCGGAAGCACTCTCAAGTTCGCAGTGAGTGTGCCGTCTGCGTTCATCAATGCCCAGGCCGGTGAGATCATTTATGGCGCCGGCCTTGTCGCAGGACAGCGCCAGCTGCTGGTGCTGGGGGAAACGGTCGAGGTGACCCGCAACGAAGCGGGCGCATGGCTAGTCACCGGCATTGGCGCGCGCATGCCTGCCGGCGCGGTGATGCACTTCGCCGGCCAGACCCCGCCGGCCGGCTGGATGCCCATGAGCGGCGCGCTAGTGGAGCGGGCAGCGTACCCGGCACTGTGGGCGTACGCGCAGAGCCAGGGCCTTGTGTCCGAAGCGGATTGGATGGCCGGCTACTTTGGCCGGTTCAGCGTCGGCACCAACGGTGGCAACTTCCGAATCCCCGATGCGCGCGGTGTATTCCTGCGATCGCTGGACGGCGGGCGCGGAATCGACCCGAACCGCCCGTGGGGCATGTACCAAGACCAGGTCAACGTCGCGCACGCTCACGGCGTCTACGACCCCGGGCATGCCCACAGCGTCTACGACCCCGGCCACGTTCACGGCGTGAACGATCCCACACACGCCCACGGCGTGACCGTCAACGCAGCTGGCGATCACGGCCACCGCTTGGGCATACAGCCAACGAACGAGGGTGGCAGCGGCGACCCGTGGGGCAGCGGCGGGCCGAACCGCCCCGAGGGTGGGATCTACTCCGCATACACCGACGCCGCAGGCAACCACGCCCACTCAGCGTACGCCCATGGCGCGTACACCGGCATCTGGCTGGCCGCCGCCGTGTCGCAGACCGCCATCTATGCCGCAGGCACGGGCATCAGCATCGCAGCGGAAGGTGGCGCGGACGGCCACCCGCGCAACCTGGCCTATGTCCTGGCCATCCGGTTCTAACCCATGAAGATCTTCAACTTCGACCGTATCACCGGATTTTTTCTACCCAATCCGGGGAAGCAAGATGGCTCCACAACCGCCGAGCCGTCTCCGATGGAGCCCGGGCGGTTCCTCGTGCCTGCGTTCTCCACCACGGACCCGGTGCCAGAGGTGCCTGCCGGGATGGTGGCGAGACGCGACCGCGAGGCCGGCCGCTGGGTGCTGGTGTCGCAGGCGCAGGCGATTGCAGAAACGAGCCCGCCCGAGCCTGAACTGCCCGAGAAAATCGTGCTTTGGCGCGGCGTGGAGCGCGCATTCGAGAACACGGTGGCCGTGGCCTTCGGCTTCGACAGCATGGACGATGCGGTCAGCTTCGCGAGCGAGCCCGAGGTGCCCCGCCTGCAGATTCTCGGCATCGCCCTGCGTGCGTGGCGCTCGAAGGTGCGCGCAGCTTTCGAGCAGCTGGTGGCCGAAGTGCGCGCCGGCGTGGCGAATGAACCGGCCAGCCCCGAAGACCTGCGCAGGCGCCTGCCAGCGTTCGAGCAGCCGGACACCACGCCGGACGCCCTGGACGCCTGGGTGAAGGCGCAGGGCGGCGCATGACGATCGCCGATCAGGCCTCGAACCGCTTCTACGCCCTGGTGCGTGACTTCGCGCTGACCACGCCCGAGTGGGCGCCGGCGGTGCGGTACTTCACCCAACCGGACGAGCGCCTGGACCTCACGCTGGTGTCGGCACGTGTTTATGGCACCCGTGACGAGTTTCTGACCATCCAGGCGGCCGCCGGCCTGGACTCGCCCGAAAGTGAACTGGTCGAGCAACTGCTGGTCCTGCCGGGCATGGATCAGCTGCGCGCGATGCGCCGCGAGGCCGGCTACGACGGCTACGAGGTGTTTTGATGGCGACGAACTCGCGCTTCCTGAAGGACTTCACGGCCGCCGCGAACGAGGCCGCCGCGCGCTACGCCGAGCAGGCCGACAGCCAGGCGCGAGCGCGCAACCTGCTGCGGCCCGACGAGGTGGCCGGCGACTACGACGCGAACCGCCTCCTGTTCACCACGCTCGGCGGGCAGCTGCGGCCGCTGACGCACGACGATCTGCGTACCTTCAAGGCCCAAGCGGACGCCCTGGGCAAGAAGTTCAAGGGTGGCATCACAGCCAAGCAGATCATCGACCGCTCGCTCAAGGTCGACCGGGATCGCAGCAACACTGAGATTCGCGTGGCGCTGCCGCGGCAGTACGGCGGCGGCAAGATGCACATCGTCACCAACGCCGGGCCAAACAGCGAGGTCCGCACGCACAACGTGCTGGTCGAGTTCCTGGACCTGCCATCGGCGGTCGCCAGCCCGTCCAAGCCGGCCGATGCGGCCAGGGTGGTCACGATGGGTAAGGTGCGCTGCGCATGCGACTGCGGCCGCTGGACCTACTGGTTCAGCTACATCGCCACCATCGGCAAGTTCAATGCGGGCAACCCGCAGCCCAACTTCCCGAAGATTCGCAACCCGATGCTCGTGGGCGTGGCCTGCAAGCACGTGCTGCGCGTGATGCAGGGCCTGCAAGGGCCGATGGTGCGCGCCGGCGTCGAGAAGATGGTCATCCAGGGCCGGCGCAACGAAGCGCCGAAGGTCACGGCCGTGACGCGCAAGGACGCGAAGGCACTGGCCGAGCACCAGCTGAAGACGGCCGATTGGAAGCGCAACCAGATCGAGACGACTGCCGAGAAGCGCACGCGCCTGGCGGCCCAGCGCCGAGTGAAGGACATCCTGCAGAAGGCCAAGGCGCCGCTGGTCAAGCCCACGCCGGCCAAGCTCGACCTGGCGAAGCGCAAATTCGAGCAGCAGGCGCGCCAGCTCGCCCAGCTGGGCGTCATCTCGCAGAAGATGCTGGCCGACATGCTGGCGAAGCTCAAAGGACGCAAATGACCGGGATTCTTCACGGCGCGCCGCGGCCCTGGTGCAGTAGCATGCCGCCATGTTGAACTCAGTCCCCCAGGCGATCAACCGTGCCGCACGGCAGGTCACGCTGCGGCACCCGCAGTCCTTCGACTGCATCGTGTCGCGCGAGCGCGTGGTGCGCGTGGAACTCAACGACGCAGGTGGCCTGAGCGAGTCGGCCGGCCTGCCTACGCTCGGCGGCATGGGCGTTCTGCGCAGCGAGGACGAAGCGGACTTCGAATACGACGAACTCGGCCCCGCCAAGCTCCTGTTCGCCGGCCCGGGGCCGTTCCAGCCGATGGACATGAACGAACGCGACAGCGCCCTCATCGCCGAGAACGCCCGCGAGGTGGTCATCGAGTCCATCGCCGAGCCGGGCGCCGCGCCCGACAAGCCGCAGTACTTCCAGGCGGACACGGGCGACCTGGTGGTGCTCACGATGGGGATGGGCGTGGCCTTGACCTACGAGGTGGCAACGGTCAGCGGCACGGTGGCGCTGCCGCCGTACACGCGCAAGCTCGTGCTCAATCCGCGCGATGACTTGAGCTACGTCGAACCGATGCTGGACGACTAGCCCAGGCACACGGGAAAACCGGCCGCCATGCGTGCGGCCGCCACCGGGACACTGGCCCGGTGTCGAATACGCCAGTCACGCCAGATCAACCGTTCGCGCGCCTGCACATGGCCGCGAGCCATGCGGCTACGTCGCATTGGAACCTGACGCCTGAGCCCACACCGGCCCAGGCCAAGAGCGGCGACTACCCCAAGGGGCATGTGACCCTGCACGGCCTGCCGATCGCCATCGAGAACGTGCGCAACAGCGTGCGGCGCGGCGTCAGCGAGGTTGGCCGCGCATGGGAGAACCGCATGGCGGCCATGTACGGCGAGTTCGAGGGCACAGTCGGCGCTGACGGCGATCCGGTCGACGTGTTCATCGGCCATTTCCCCGAGTCCCGCGCCGTCTGGATCATCAATCAGGGCTGGCCAGACGGCGGTTTTGACGAGCACAAGATCATGCTGGGGTTCCAGACCGAGCAGGCCGCCCGCGACGCCTACCTCATGTCTTTCGATCGCACGTGGCAGGGCCTGCGGTCCATGCATCCGTGCACGGTCGACCAGCTGAAATGGTGGCTGGCCCAGGGCGACACGCGCACCCCCTTCACCCCCGCATCACTCCCTACAGGGCAACCATCTATGCACAAGACCACCTGGACCCTCGACGCTGTACCTGTCGGCATGCCGCTGCAGAAGGTGCTGTACGACCTGCGCGTCGAGGACGGCAGCAGCGCACTGCTGCTGGACGCCGTGGACATGGCCGAACTTCTGGCGGACCCCGACGTGTCGCTGCTGCCTGCCGCGCTGCTGGACGCCCTGGTGGTCGAGGTCAACCGCATGACCGTGAAAATGGACCTGCTGCAGAAGGTCATGGACGCGGCCGGCGGCGAGGTGAAGACCAGCGGCTACCAGATCAGCGACCCGGTGAAGCGCCGCGGCACCATGCAGGTCGCCGTCCTGTTTGCGCTGTCGGACGGCCAGACCGTCACCATCTGGTTCCACAACCCGGACACCACACCGGACAAGCTGATGCCGCTGGACGAGCTGATCAGCTGGAAGTGGATGCTCAACAAGAAGGACATCACCATCGTCGTCGCGCCCGAGCGCGGCAAGGACTTGAACATCCGCGAGGTGGCCCGGCGCATCATGAAGCTGGCCGAGCGCAACAGCGCCGCTTTCGCCAAGGCGAACGCCAAGCTGGCCGAGCGCGTCGAGCAGGAGAAGGCTGTCGACGCCGAAATCGTGCAGCTGACCGGCCTGCTGCAGGGCCTGCAGACGCAGATCGCCGTGGCGCGCGAGCGCAAGAGCGAGCAGGCCGCCGAGGCCGCCGCCGCGCCGACCATCGAGCAGATCGCCGGGATCATCGGCAGTTGGTCCGGCAACCCGAAGGCTTGGACCGACCCCGCCGTGTCGAAGCAGATCGCCTACGCCGTGTCGAAGGGCTGGGCGCACCGCCCGTCTACGTCGCAGCTATCGTGGAGCGAGGCAGGCGTGGCCGCCTACCGGGCGGCCCTCGACCCGAAGGCAATCGAACCGCAGCCCGAGCCCATTGCCCGGTCGGGCACCGAGCAGGAGCAGCAGGCCGCCGATGCAGCGCTCCAGATGGCCGCCGGCGTGGTCGCCGATTTGGGCGGTACGTTCGAGGCCGAGAGCTTCGCAGCGCCGGGCACCATCGGGGCCTGGAGCTACGGCAAGGCCGAACTCGGACGGCACACGATCCGCCTGGGTGCTTCCGGCGGCGGCGTGGTGCAGGTCAACGGCCGGCCGTTTGACCCCAGCAACGAGGTCATCACCACCGCCGAGCAAGTCAAGGCCGCAATCCTCGCCATCGCACCGGACCTCGCGCCCGCGCCTGCGCCGGCCCCCGTGGCAGAGGTTGAGCCGGTCGCCGCGCCCGAGGTTGCCGCCGAGCCCGCGCCGGAAGCCGCCGCACTGTTTGGCAGCGAGGCGTTCCAGGCCGCCCTGGCTCAGTCGCCCGAAGCGCAGGCCACCGTCAAGACCATGGACGTGGCCGCGAAGGCCGCCGGCCTGACCGTCGACTGGTTCCACGGCACGGCTGTGCTCGACGGCGCCAACGCGCCGGCCGATGACGACGAGGAAGACGACGAGCCCGAGGAAGACGAGGGCGAGGACTTCGACGCCGAAGCGGAGTTCAAGCAGACGCCGGCCGACGATGAGCCCGAGCCCAAGCTGGACGGCGATTTTGTCGGCCACCCGTTCCGTGGCAACCAGCACGTCAACGCGGGCGAGGGCTCCAGCGCGGCCGTGAACGCGTCCAAGCGCGCCAAGGGTGCCGAGAAGCGCGGCGATGCCAAGGGCACGGCCAAGGCCCACAAGGCCGCCTACCACTCGCACAAGGCCGCCCTGGTCGGCGCCAAGGGACAAGCCCGCAAGTACCACAAGACCATGGCCGCCTTCCACGGCCGCCGCAGCGGCGCGAAGATGCTGGACGACGCGGCCGAGCACGATGGCGTGTTCATCGGCTACATCAAGCGGGGCGGCTACGTGATCGGCCGCGCCATGGTGGGCGACGACGGCAAGGCAATGGTCTACGTCGGGGGCTCGGGCACGCGGCGCGTGACCTACGTGTCCCCGGTGGACAACGAAATTCGCGCGGCCATGTGGAGCGACGACGACGCGCCGCGCATGATCGGCTGGCTGCTGGCCGCGATCACGCCGGCCGCGCCCGCCGCTGCGCCGGCACCGAAGGGCGACATCAGCTACACCACAGGCGACATGTTCACGACCTTCCTGCCCGACACGGCGGCCGGTGAGGACGCGTGGCGCGTGCTCAACGCCACCGAGGGCGCTGAGAACGGCAAGGTGCTCAACGAGCACGCCGCCAGCACCATCGAGCAGCTGCGCGCCACCGGTTACACCGTGGTCCTGGCCGCACCGGCTGACGACATCGATACCGATGCGCTCGCTGCTGCCCTGGCCGAGCCCGAGGCGGAGCCCGTCGCTGCAGGGGAGGCGGTGGCCGCAGCCGCCGAGCCGGAAGTGCCCGAGTTCGTGCGGCGGCGGGTCGCCGACGCGCTGGGCCAGTTGAACGAAATCCGTGCGGGCGTGGACGGCGCCATCGACCTTGACCGCCGGATGGGCGGAAACGGCCGCTATGAGAACGACGCCGTGCAGAACCGTGCCCAGGACATCCACGCCGCCCAGCGCACCCTGGCCGAGTTCCGCCAGCACGCCGGCGAGAAAGGCATCGACGCCGAGGCGTTCATCACGTCGCTAGGCGGCGAGCCGAGTTTCGCCCTGAGCGCCGCCGCCCAAGAATGGGCGGCGCCGGTGGTCGCACAAGCTGCTGCCGAGCCCGCAACCGCAACCGAAGAGGCCCCGACCGTGGAACCCGTCACGCCCGAACCTGCCGCCGAGCCGGCCGCGCCCGCTGTCGCTGCGGCCTCTGAAGCGCCCGCCGTGGCCGCGCCGGCCGCAGACGACAGCGAGGACCGCGCCTACCTTGAAGCCCTGCTGAACGGCACCGCTGACCTTCTGGGCGCCGACGTGTTCGAGCGTCTGGAGCCGATGTTCGCGAAGTACGACGGCAACCCGGACACGCCCGAGATGGAGGCGCTGCTGACGCGCGCGGCCGAAGCCTACGGGGATGCAGCCCAGGAAGCCGCGAAGTCTGCGCTGGCGACCCCCGCATGAGCGCACTGGAAACCGCACGGGCCGGCGCTGACGCGTTGGCCGCGGCCTGGGCCGCGTTCGACGGCGTGGTGCCGGCTCACACAGTCGGCTTGCTGGACTACGTGGGGTCGCCTGGCTACCAGATGCTGCTGGCCGAGTTGGACACGGCCACGCGCGCCCTGGAGGCGGCCCGGGGCCTGGAGCGCATCCGCGTGTCCGCCCAGGTGCTGGCGCTGGCCCAGCGCGTGCGCCGCCGCCAGTCCCTGCAGCCGGTCATCCTTCAGAACCGCGACCGCAGCACGGCCGCCAGCGTGGCCCAGGTGCAAAGCATCGCGAAGGCGCCGGACTTCGACCTGCTGGGGTTCAGCAAGGTCGCGACCGAGGGCGCGCCCATGGTGTTCGCGGACTTCGATGACGTGCGCATCCCGGCCGGCCTGCTGGGCCGCAAGGGCACCGTCACGTTCACCAAGGACATGACCAAGGTGCCGATCCAGTACGCCGTGGTGCCGGCGGACTCCCTGATGACCTCGCACGACGCGTTCGGGGCCGCGGTCGAGGGCTACGACCTGCCCGAGGCCCCAGCGGGCCGCCTGCGCGCGATCGCGGGGAACGGCCGCGCCGCGGGCATCATCCAGGCGTATGCCATCGGCACAGCCGAGGGGTACCGTGCCGGCCTGATCGATGAGGCGGACCTGCTGCAGCTAGACGCCGCCGCGATCCAGGCGGTCGACCGGCCAGTGCTGGTACGCCTGACGCGGCACGAGGACGTGACGGCCGACATCGGCGACAAGACCAACAGCAGCGGCACAGCCGGCCTGTCGGCGCTGGAGCATGCAAAGAACGACGGCGCGCGGATCAACTTCGCCACGCTCGACTTCAACGACGACGGTGTGCCCACGCACGAGGCCATCGTGCGCTTCGTGCAGTCCATGCCGCTGGCGGAGCAGGCCACCCTGGCGCCGGACGGCGCGCCGACTACCCAGGCCGTCGACCGCCTCATGGCCGCCACCTTCGCGCGCGCCTACGACAGCGACGCCCTGGTCACGCTGTACGCCCAGGCCCTGGACCCGGAAATCAAGAACGTGTTGTCCGGCATGGCCCAGGCCGCTGGCGACATGGCCGCGCTGGCCGGCAAGGGCGACTACGACATCCGGCCCTTCGTGACAGACGCGGCCACCATGGCGAGCAACGCCAAGCGCGCCGGCCTGCCGCTGGCGCGCATTGCCGAGCAGCGCGACATGGCGATGCCGGACGAGGCCAACGACATTGCCGGCCTGTTCGCCCGTAGCGCGCGCAGCGCCAAGCGCATCGGCGACACCCTGCGCGCGCTGGCCCGGTCGGCGCTCGAAGAGGCGGACAGCGAAACCGAAGACATGTTCGGCCCGAAGGAGAAGCGACCAGCTGGCGCGTTGGTGGCCCTGGCAGTGGGCGAGTAGCGTGCCGGGGCCGCCGGGGAAGGTGGCCTCCGGTGCGGCGGCCCTGCCGCCGACCATCCACATCTTCGAAACAGGGGAGGACGGCATGCAATGGCACGCCCAGGTGACGCAGCTCACGCTGCGGCTGTACGACGAGCCGGCGGGCTACGAGCAGCGCAAGAGGTTCAAGGCCGTGGCCACGGTGTTCATGCTGGGCGACACCCAAGCCTTCATCCACGCGTTCCTTCGCTCTGACGGCACGAGGCAGATCGCACCGAACGAGTGGCGCGCCCTGCGCCGGCTACTGCATGACGAGCACGGTATTGAACTGGTGCACTCGGAGCGTCACGGTCAGGACCGCGCGTTTAACACCGCACCGGCGCCATTGTAGAAACTGATGTTGTCTCAACGAAGACATTAGTTACTATTCGGCTTCCTCAACCCTTGGAGTTCGCATGTTCCCGCCGTCCCTTATCTTCAGCGTTTTCCTCGCATTCTTCCTCCTGCACGCAGTGCTGCAGGTCATGGTGTACAAGCCCGACGTGGAGTTGCGCCCGCGCGGCTACGCGTTCAGCCAACTGTCCGTGGGCGTCGCGATCGTGCTCGGCAGCGTGCACCTCGCCCTGCTGCTGCCGGCGCCCGCCTCGATGTCTCCATTGCTCGTACTGATGGTGGGCCTGTACCTGGCCTTGTGGTGCGCCTTCCTCGGCATGGCCGCGATGCGCCTGCGTACGGCGCGTCTGCAGCGCCAGGCGAGCAAACACCGCAGGCGGGATTCCTTCGCGTTCGGCGCTGGCATCTCAACCACCTCTCTCGTGTAGAGCGACAGCCCAGCACCAGACCAGCGGCGCCCAAAACGGCGCCGCTTTTCTTTGTGCGTCATGGCAACAATGGTTGCCTGAAGTACTCTTTCGGTGACAATAGTTGTTGTGGCCACGCCGTCCCGGAAAAGCCGTCCCGCGCGCGGCCAGGCGCCGGCTGACCATCAACGCATTCACCTGGGGTAACAGAAAACATGGATCAGCTTGGCGGCACCGCGCCCATCACGAAACTGGCGCGGTTGAAGATCGACAACGAATTGATCGGGCTGGCCCGGGAGCGGCTGGCGCTAAAGGAGGGCATGACCCTCTACGCGTTCAAGGTGGCGCGCATCGCCAGCCGCATCCTTGTGCTGCTGCGCCAGCGCGGCGCCGACCTGTCCACGCAGTCGCGCGTCCTGGCCGCATTCGCGTCCGACGCCGCGCCCCAGGTGCCTGCCAAGCCCCGCGCGGCCACGGGGCAGTTCTACGAGTTCAACCCCAACCGCAAGCACAGCGAGCGCAAGAAGGACAACGCCGCCGCCATTGCGCTGCTGCGCGACATCGCCGCCGGCACCATCACCGCCGACAGCCTGGACGAGGCGCAGAAGCAGGCCCTGGCCAAGTACTCGGGCACGGGCGGCAACCTGATCGGCACCGATGGGCTGGCCGGCAGCGCCTACGAGTACTACACGCCGAAGCCGATCGCCGATGGCATGTGGTCGCTGCTCGGCGAGTTGGGCTTCAAGGGCGGGAAGGTCGGCGACCCGTGTGCGGGCGTCGGCATCTTCGGCGCCACCGCGCCGGCCAACGTCGCCATGGAGTCCGTCGAACTGAACGAGACTTCCGGCCGCATCAACCAGCTGGTGAACGGCGGCCCAAGCTACAACGCGATCGTCAGCCCGTTCGAGGCCGTTGCGAGCCGCACGCCGGACGAAATCTGGGATGCGGTGATCAGCAACGTGCCGTTCGGCGGCGTGCACGATCGAGGCTCGAACCGCAAGATCGACCCGAAGTACCAAGACCAGCCCCTGGAGACGTATTTCATCCTGCGCTCGCTGGAGAAGCTGCGGCCGGGCGGTCTGGCCGCCTTCATCGTGCCGCCGCGCGTGGTCAGCGCCAAGAGCGGCCGCGAGGAACAGCTGCGCATCGCCGCCAGCTACATGGCCGAGTTCATGGGCGCCTACCGCCTGCCGAACTCCGTCTTCGGCACGGCCGACGCGGACACCATCACCGACGTGATCGTGTTCAAGAAGTTCGGCCGGGCGGCCGCGCAGAAGATCGAAGAACTGCGCACGCAGAACCCGTCCGCGCTGATCGCGGCCAACGTGCTGTGGGACGAGTTCACGACCGGCCGGTACTTCGCCGGCGAGGGCAAGCGCTACGTGCTGGGCGAGTTCGTCGCCAAAGACCCGAGCAAGTTCCGCGACGTGGACCGCGTGGTGTCTGACGCCAGCGTGGCGAACATCGGCAAGCTCCTGCGCAAGTTCCCGGGCTCGCGCATCGACTGGAAGGCCCTGGAGGCCGAGGAAACCGAGCCGATCAGCTACAACGAGGGCGACAGCCTCACGCTCGCAGGCCAGACCCTCGAACTGCGCGGCGGCGCCTGGGTGCCGGTCGGCAAGGCCGCCAGCGACTCCACGTTCGACGCCTACGGCCCGCTGCTGAGCACGCCGCTGCAGGCCGTGTCGGCCAAGGTCGGCTGGGACCAGGCCATCGGCTACCTCGAATACCTGCACGGCCGCTCCATGGACCTGGATGTGCCCGTGTGGCTGCGCCTGGCCGCGACGGACGTGGCGCGCGAGCCGGCCGCGGAGCGCACCCGGCTGTGGTCGGCCCTGACGGCCGGTTGTGCGGTGGTCGACGTGATGCAGGCCCACGCCGCCGAGCCGCAGTTCAACTACCTCGAAGAGTTCGCCGTGTTGTCGGACACTCTGGTGGCGACCGCGCAGACCGTGCTCAAGGCCCCGACCAAGTTCTCGCGCCAGTCGAAGGCCGCGTTTATGAAGGCGCGCATCGTCTACAGCCGCCGCGACGGCTTCGCGCCGATCTGGAAGGGCGAGGGCGCGGCCGGCGTGGACATCGGCCGCCTGGACGAGGAAGCCCAGGTGCGCGCGCTGCAGTATGCCGCCGGCGCGGCAATCGATGTCAAGGCGCTCAAGGGCGTCTACGGCGAGGACTTCGACGTGATGGCCGAGGACGGCTGGTGCCTGGACGCGGCCGGCGAGAGGGCCACGAAGGCCGACGACTACTACACCGGCAAGTATGCGGACTTCCTGCGCCGCATCGATGCCGAAATCTCGGCATCGACTGGCCCGCTGCGCGAGAAGCTGCTGCGCCAGCGCGCCATGGCCGAGGAACGCGTCGAGCGCGTGGACCCGCAGGCCCTGCGCTACAACCTGTTCAGTCCGTTCGTGACGATCGAAGAGAAGGCCGAGTTCATGCGGCGCTTCATGCACCCGGGCTTCGCTGTCGGCGTCAACAACCTGGGCAACCCCTACATCGTCTACGAGGGGCCGAGCGGCAAGAACGCGACCACCGAAGAGAACCTGATGTCGCGCATGGCGGCCTACGTGTCCGGCAACGCCGGCGGCGTGGGCGCGCGCAGCCTGTCGCTGGCCGGCAAGGAAGTGGGCCTGCCCGACCGTGACGCGCTGAAGCTGTTGAGCAACTACGCCAAGCGCCTGGACACCCAGTTCGACGGCTGGGTGAAGGCCAACCCGGTCATCACGTCGCGCATGGACGCGACGGCGAACGACCCGGAGCGCCTGTACTTCACCGAGGTGGACGACAACACGCCGCTGGGCATCCCGGGCATGAACCCGGAGCTGACGCTGCACGGCTACCAGAACGCATACGTGCGCAAGCAGGCGCGGAGCTTCGGCGGCCTGAACGGCTACGACGTGGGTCTGGGGAAGACCTTCACCGCGCTGGCCTGCGTGCAGTATGTGCAGTCCATCGGCGTGAAGAAGAAGACCATCTTCGTCGTGCCCAACGCCGTGCTGTCGAACTGGCGTCGCGAGGCCACGCGCGCCTACCTGAACACCGACGACTGCCTGTTCATCGGTCTGGACATCAACCAGAAGACCCTGAAGGCTACCGTCAACCCGGCCAACTACGCCCGCGACTTCACGCGCGTGCTGGAGAACCGCCACCGCAAGATTTTCTGCACGCTGGAAGCGTTCTCGTCGCTGCCGCTCAAGGACGAGACGATCGGCCGCTACGAGGACCACCTGGTGCGCGTGGACTCGGCCTTTTTGCCGGACCCGGAGACGGCCAAGAAGGCGGACCGCGAGCGCGCCAACTCCAAGCTCGCCGAGGCCACGGGCGGAACCGGCACCAAGTCGACGGCCTTCCCTTTCTTCGAAGACCTGGGCATCGACACCCTGGTGTCCGACGAAGGCCACATGTTCAAGAACTCCAAGGACACGCTGGAGTTCAGCGGCGCCAAGTTCCTGAGCGTGGCCGAGGCCAGCCAGCGCGGCCGCGACATGCAGATGAAGGCGTGGTACGTGCGCAGCCTGTCGGCCGCCAACGACGGCGTGCTGCCGCTGACCGCAACCCCGATCACCAACAGCCCGCTGGAAATCTACTCCATGCTCACGCTGGCCGTGGGCGAAGAGAAGGTGCACGACCTGATGCTCGGCATCAAGGGCGCCGACGCGTTCATGGACGCGATGTGCATGATCGAGGATGGCGAGGACGTGGGCATCGACGGCACCGTGAAGTCCTACCGCATCTTCACGGGCTTGCAGAACGTCACGCTGCTGCGCGGCGCGATCGCGGCCGTCGCCACCATCAAGACCGGCAAGGACGTGAAGGCCGGCGGCGATGACCTGAAGCTGCCGGATGCCCCGGAGATGCAGATTCCGGTCGACCTGCCAGGTGACACGCGGCAGCGCCTGAACGAGTACAAGATGGCCTACCGGGCCGCCAAAGAAGCAACCGGCATGGCTTCCAAGGACGCCGAGCCGGTCACGCCCGAGGAAGTGGCCGCGTTCGAGAAGGTGCAGGCCCGCCTGGGCGAGGACGCCGAACTGATCGCGCACCCGTTCAACCTCATCCAGAAGATGACGGCGCTGATCGCCGACCCGGAGTTGGACGAGCGCGCAACCTTCTACACGATCCTGGCCAGCCAGCGCCCGGAGGCCGAGGCCGTGATCGCGGCCTTCAATAAGCTGGGCAAGATCGAGAAGCGCGCCCGGGGCGGCCCGTGGACAGATTCCGATGCGGTGGTCGGGCAGGTCACGGTCAAGGACGGCGGCGACGAGTCCATCATGTACCGCATCAAGGTGCGCGCCAAGATGACGCCAGACGGCCGTGTGGTCATCGATACCACCACCTACGGCACCCAGCTGGAGTTCGAGAAGCTGGCTGACAAGGCCAAGCTCGACCTCGACTGCACCATCCCGCCCAAGCTGGCGGCGCTGCTGCGGAACGTTCAGGCCGAAGAGGCCGCGCCGCGCAGCAAGACCGGCCGCGTGAAGCAGCTGATCTTCTGCGATATCCTGCCGCTGCACAACAAGATCAAGCGCATCCTGTCCAAGCACGCGGGCATCCCAGCCAGCGCGATCGAAATCGTGTCGGGCCAGTCCATCAAGAACCCCGAGCAGATGCAGGGCATCCAAGACGGGTTCAATGCCGAGGGCGACGACAACAAGTACCGGCTGGTGATCGCCAACGAGAAGGCCGAGGTCGGCATCAACCTGCAGAAGGGCACTCAGGCGATTCATCACCTGACGATCGGCTGGACGCCGGACAGCCAGCACCAGCGCAACGGGCGTGGCGTGCGCCAGGGCAACACAACCGGCTACGTCAACATCTACCACTATGACGCGGACGGCACGTTCGATGAGTACAAGCGCACGCTGACCGTGAAGAAGGCGGACTGGATCGGCGCCGTCATGGACAAGCAGGGTGGCAACGAGGTCAAGGTGTCCGGCGGCCTTACCGCCGAGCAGTACGACGAACTGATCGAGTCCATGGGCAACGCCGGCGCCATCCAGGCCATTCAGGACCGCGCCGCGCTGCGCGAGGCGCTGCAGCGCGCCGACAGCGCCCGCGCGCGCCAGGTTATCAACCTGCAGACGGCGGACGCCCAACTCGGCTTTCTCAAGCAGTTTCCCCAGGCTCGTCACTGGCTGCAAGAGAAGGCAATGGTCGCGTACGACCTGCACGCCAAGCTTGGCGAAATGCGCGCTCGCAAGACCGACAAGATGAAGCCGGCGACACTGATCCGGTTCGAGGACAAGATCGAGGAACTAGACGCCAAACTGCAGGGCATCGTTCAAGGCCTAGATGCGGCCGGTCGCTTTAGGATCCCCTACCGCAACGAAGTGCTCTCCATCAGCGAAGCGCTTGAGCGGCGCCTGGGGCAAAGCGACTTGCCCCACAAGCGTCGTGAAGCCTTCTCCGAGCTTGCTGCAACCGCCGATGTCCTGAGCGAGTCATCGGACCTGGTCATGGAGTGGGAATCGGAGGTCGCCCAGGCGGAAGCCATGACCGAGCAGGCCTTCAAGGACTTCGTCCGCGTGGGGGTGGCCGGCGACGGCGCCTACAGCCCGCGCCTGGTCGATGCGTTCAAAGCCGGCCAGGGCGTCATCTTGGATGGCCGTCCGTTCTGCGACGGAATGCTGATCCGTACCAGCGAGGGCGAGTTGATGATGGTGGTCGAGCGGGCCACACACGCTCAGAGGTTCCCCAACGTGCACATGAAGTTGGCCGATGCGGTGCGCGGCAGCACGGTCATCGGATTCGAGTCGTCCGCTTACGACGCTGCCGTGGCCGAGTGTGCGGCCTACGACGACTCGATCGAGGCCGTGGAGAAGGGTCAGGTCGACAAGCTGTTCAGCAGCATCAGCGCCGACGTGGCGAAGCGCCGGACCAAGTCCACCGTGGTCCGCTATTTCGCCGGCGGCCGCATCCTCCTGCCCAGCCCGCACTTCCCGTACCCGATCGACCCGGAGAACACCTACGGCTCGGAACTACTGGACGGCATCGTCGCGCGGCAGGCCCAGGTGATCAAGCGCTGGGAGAAGGACTACATGTTCATCCCGACCACGGTCGCAGTGACCGAGGACGGGTACGACGGCGGCGCGGGTGCGCGCAAGGTCCGCGCGTTTGCGGCCTACGTGCGCGGCCACGGCCTGCGCGCGACGACGCTGGACCTATCGGTTGTGCTGCACGGCAGCGCACGCCAATCCGGCAATGTGCTGCACGCCGCCGGCCCGACGATGCGCTTCCCAGCCGATGCCACTCAGCGGCTGGAGGCGGCTACCACGGTCGAGGAACTGGACGCGGCGGCTATGGCCCTGGTCCACGAGGCCTGCGACTGGATGGTGATACCCGAAGAGTGGACCCTGCTGCACGTCGCGTCGCCGTTCGGTCGTTGGGATTTGGCCTCGACCTACAACGGCATGGCGCGCCGCATCCGCGAGGCCAAGGAAGCCGCCGAGCGGGCCGCCGAGTTGGCCGCCAATCCGGTGCCCCAGCCCAGCGAGCAGTTCCAGGCCTACCGCGCCTGGATCGATGCCGGCAAGGAAGTCCCGCCGGGCATGGTCGAGCAGATCAAAGCCGACCTGCGCCTGCAGGACGGCGAGGCCGACCAACTGCTGGCCTTGCTGCCCGAGCCCGAGCCCGAGGCGCCTGCCGCGCCGGCGGCAGTGGACCTGGGCGGCGTCGAGGTCAGCGGCGAGGGCAAGATCGGGCTGACCGGCGAAACGATGGCGCGCGTGCAGATCGGCGGCAAGGCCGGTGCCGTGAAGGACTTCATCAAGATGGCCGCGCAGGAAATCGGTGAGAAGGCCAAGTGGCGCGGCGACCAGTTGCAGTGGGATGTGACGCCGGCCGCCCTGGGCGTGCTGCGCGAGAAGTTCCCGGCCGCTGCGAAGCTGGTCACTGTGGTCCCGGCTGTGGCGTAATCGCGGCGAAGGGCCACACATGTTCACAGAATTCAAGTTCTCGCCGTCCGCCATCAACCAGCTGGCGGCCGAGTGGGCGGATCGATTCCACCGCGCCAACCCGGGCGTCGACGCGCTGCACTTTGCTGCCGACACGATCGCGGGCCGCCTGCGGGACAAGCCGGCGAGCTACCTGCAGTACGGCCCCTACTGGTGGTCGGTGAAGCGCGTGCTGCGCCTCATGCTGGTGGAAGACTTCGGCCCGGCCGACGATGCCGGTCTGCGCGCCGAGTACGGCGACGGCCTGCACTTCTACGCTCGGCTGACGGCGGCAGAGCAGTTCCGCGACTACTACCTGCAGCGCTTCCTGGCGGGCGCCGACCGCTTTGACCTCGATGCGGACGGCGAGCATTCCTATGTGCTGTTCGACTCCGACATGGAGGTGCGCCGCCTGGGCGCCAAGCACCCGTTGCGCGTCTCGGCCGCGATGGAGGCCACCGACGACCCCGACCCCATCCCCTCGCTGGATGACGCGGGCCCTGGACCGACAGGCGCGCACGGCACGCCGTTCGCGGTGAAGTTCGAGCACGACGCTGCACTCTGGACTGCGCACGTCTACGCGGCAGACGCGGCGGCCGCCGATGCGAAGCTGCTTGCGCTGCAGGCCAGCCAGCGGGTGGGCCGGGCGATCGACTACGCGAAGGCGGCAGGGGATGCTGTGCTGGATAGCTCGACCTCCGCCGAGCCGCTGTTCGTGGACCTGGCGCGGCGCACCGTGTCGGAGATGGCGCCTACCGGGGCTCTTGCGCTGCCTTGATCAGCGCGGCGGTGATCACGCGCTTGACGGCGCCCTTGGCGGGCTCGCCATCGCGCGCAATGAGGTCGGCCAGCGCCTGCGCGCCTGGCGGCTCCAGGTCCACGATGACGCGGCGCCCGCCGCGCTCGTCCAAGTCGTCGCGGTAGCGCTTCATTCGCGCGCTCAAGGGTTGCGGCGCGGTGCCAGCGGGTAGTCGAGCCATGGCGCGAGTGTATATGGAAACGGTAATCGGGAAAGGTGGCCTCTCCCGGTGGCCGGGGGCAGGGGACCATGAAACGTCTCGCAATTCCGCCCAGGCCATCACACATGCAGCAGCCGCCACCGAAGCAGAAAATCCGATGGGTGCCGGCCGCCGTTCGGAGGTTCTTCGGCCGTGACCAGGTGGGGCAGGTCGAGCAGATCGGCCTGCAGTACTCCGACTACACCACGACGGCCGCGCTGACGGGTGGCAGCGGCCCCAACGGCGCTCGCTCGCGCCAGCTGATCTACCAGAAGTACCAGCAGATGTCCGCCGACCCGCTGGTGTCCGGCGCGGTCCGCCTGCATGTCACATCGGCCCTGGGCGGGCACGAGACATCGGGCGACCTCGTGTTCATCGAAGCCACGGCCGAGGCCAAGAAGGACGACAAGCTTGCGGCCATGGTCAAGGAACTGAGCGACGAGTTGGCGCCCATCTTCAACCGCATGGCGTTCCCTGCGGCCTACAACGCGGCGATCTACGGCGACGCCTACGCGCGGCTCTACACGAAGGACCGCGTGGGCGTCACGGACATGCGGATCGATGAGTTGATGATGCCGGCGCTGTGCATCCCCTTCGAGCAGGGCAACAAGACGCGCGTGGTGCGCATCGCTACGGGCTCCAAGCTGCACGCGACGCTGACCATGGACCAGGTCGCGCGCGTGAAGATGCCGCGGATGCTGTACACGCCGCAGCCCCTGGCCATCGAGAAGGCGTGGCGCGACGACATCGAGCAGGACGACGCCGACAAGCTGCAGCTGATGCCCTCGCTGGTCGGCGGCTCGTTCCTGGCCGACGCGGAAACCCAGTACAACAACTTCGCCGCGGCCCTGGCCGGGCTTGTCGGTCAGCGCATCCTCGACTCGATCGATGAGTCCATCTTCTCGGCCAACGTGACCGGGATGACGAAGGAGCAGCGGCAGGTCTTCCTGACATCGCTGGAGCGCATGCTGCAGCGGTCCAAGAAGATCGCAGAGGAAGCGCTGAAGTCGGGCCAGTCGGTGCTGCAGCGCATCCGGCACATCCTGCCGGTGTGGGGCGAGAAGCAGGTCGTGGGCGTTCAGGGCGTCAACTCTGGCGGCGCCACGGGCACGGGCCGCGCCGGCAACCTGGGCGTCGATGACGTGATGTTCCACGCCAAGCTGCTGTGCGGCGCGCTGGGCATCGACATCTCCATGCTGGGCTTCGCGGACCTCATGAGCGGTGGCCTGGGCGATGGCGGGTTCTTCCGCACCTCGGCCCAGGCGGCCGAGCGCTCGCGCGCGCTGCGCGTGTCCCTGGCGGAGTTCTTCTACCACGTCATCGACGTTCACCTGATCAAGAAGACCGGCACCTCGTTCGCCGAATCGGAGCGGCCATTCAAGGTCAACTTCTACGGCACGATCAGCGCGCTGGAGGCCGAGCGCGCCAAGACCCTGCTGGACGCCGTGAACTCGGCGATGCTGATGGCCCAGTGCTTCGACCTGGTGAAGAACATCGGCATGGAAGAGGCCGCCATGGCCAACCTGTTCGAGAAGGTCATGAAGCTCGACGCGGAAGACGCGAAGATGTACGCCAAGGCGATCGCCAAGGCCAAGAAGGAGGCTGACGCGAAGGAGGCGGCGGCCAATGCAGGCGGCGCCTTCGGCGGGGGCGGTGCGCCGGCGTTCGGTGACGGTGACGACGACGAGCCCGGGGGCGAGCCCATGCCAGGCGGCAAGGCCAAAGCCGCGCCCGGCGCGCCCAAGCCGGTCCCGGTCGGAGCGTGACATGGCCCTGCTGAACATCAACCCGGCGGCGATCGGCAAGACCATCGCGGCCACGGCCGGCGGCCGGCTTGCGCAGGCCGTGGCGCAGGCCGCTTCGCCCAAGGTGGTGCAGGACGTGCAGCGCGTGCTCAAGATCGGCAACCTCGCCGGCAACGTGCTGGGCTTGCGCACCGGCATGAGCGCGCTGGACAACCTGCTGGGCCTGACGGGTGGCACCGAGGACACGCCCTCGGCGGCTCTGGGTGGCCTGACCCTGAACCAAGCCCGCGCCGTGCACGCGCAGCTGCAGGCGGCGCGCATCGCGCGCAAGAACCTGTTCTTCCTGCGCATCGAGGACGCGAACCCGCCGCGTGGCAGCTACCAGCCGGCGGCACAGGGCCAGGGTGGTGGGCTGGCCGGCCTGGTGCAGTCGCGCCTGGGCGGCGCCCTTGGCACTGTCACGAAGGGCATCACGAACGGCGTCTCCAGCGTGCTCGGCGGCGGCGCGGGCGCCGCTGCTGGCGGCTTCGCGCGCTCCCTCATCAACGGCGCGCTGGGCGGCGGAAACTCCATCGCGCAGATCGCCCTGAACACCTTCGACATGATGGCGATCGACGTGAGCTATGGCACGTCGCTGGTCAGCGAGCACACCCAGGTGGGCGGCAGCTTCATCGACAAGCCGATGGGCCTCAACCCCACCGAACTGTCGGTGCAGACCATGGACGATGAAGCCGGCACGCTGAAGCGCTGGTTCGAAGGCAAGGTGGCCCAGGTCGCGCATGCCGATGGCACGTTCGGCCTGCCCTGGGAATACCTCGTGCAGATCGAGGTGGTGCACGCCATCCCATCCGAGCAGGTCCAGGGCTGGGAGTCGGCCTACCGCAAGGTGCTGCGGCTGCGGCCCGAGAGCATTCAGGTCGACCAATCTCGCCGCGAACAGGCTGTGATGGAGATGGGCCTGGTCTTCAAGCAGTTCGACGGCTTCATGGGCACGATTTAATGGCCATCTTCAAGAGCGACAGCCAGGGCTTCCTCATCGGCGAGGTGATCAAGTCTGGCCGCGAGGCCGCGCAACACCAGCAGCAGTCCATCCGTGTGTGGTCGGCGATCCGCTCGGACGTGCGCGCGATCGCGCGAGCCATGGGCCTACAGGCAGCCACCACGCGACGCGCGGCCAACAGCCCGGCCAGCGCCCGCCCGGTTGCAACGCCCTCGCGGTCGGGCGTGCGTGGCGCTCGCACGGCCGGTGGCAACCACGTCGGCGGCGCTGCCGGCGCGGCAGTCAACACGACGCGATCGCCCGCGGTGGCGATCCCCGGCCGCAGTGCCGCTGCGCGGGCCACACTGAGCGCGCGCGCCACTGCAGAGCCCGTGACGCCACAGCGGGCTGCGAACGGGCGTTTCGTCGCCAACGCCAAGCGCAACAACGCACCGACCGAGAAGAGCGATCCCGGCAGCGCACCGGCCATTGGCGGCAACATGAAGCGGATGGCCGACAGCATCGGCCAGATGTCCACGGCGCTCCAGTCCACCGAGGGCCTGGACCCCACGCTGAACGCCGCCAAGGAAATCAAGGATGTCGTCAGCCCGCTCGGGCGTGGCTTGTTCACGATGTTCGGCCGGAATGCCGAGCGCAAGAAGGAGCGCTGGTACTCGCGCTTCCTCAAGGCGCTGACGCCGAAGAAGGCAGAGACGCCGCAGGCCGGCGGCGGGGGCGGCGGTGGGCTGCTGGGCGGCATGCTGGGCGGCGGCCGCGCGCTCGCCGTGGTACCACTGATGCTGGTCGGCCTGCTGGGCCGCATGTTCGCGCCGATCGCTGCAGCGTGGGCTGCGTTCGAGCTGGGCCAGTGGCTTGGCGGGCGCATCTACAAGTGGCTGGACGAGTCCGGCCTCATGGGCAAGATCTTCGACGCCTTCGACTCCATCAAGGGCTTCTTCAAGTCCAAGTGGGGCGAGGTGCAGGCCGGTGTCAAGAGCTTCAACGCGGCGCGCGAGGAAGCGCGGGCAGGGCCAGCTGCGAAGGTGGATGCCAGCGGTCGCGCCATCAGCGATCCGCGGCGCCTGGACCAGCAGGAGGCGAAGCCGAAGACGCTGGCCCAGGCCGCCGGCGCCATTGTTGGCAACTTCCAGCGCGGCCAGGACTACATGGCCGGCAAGGGCGGACGAAACGCGGCCGAGGACCGCGCGCTCGCTACCGGCGCATCCTACTCGGCCGGCAACATCCGCGGCCTGGACGACGCGCAGACGCGCGCCCTGGTGGCATCGACGGCCCTGACCGAGAGCGGCGGCGGCAAGCTCGGGGTCATCAACAGCGCGGGCTACATGGGCCGGTATCAGGCCGGCGCCGGATGGCTCGCAGACGCAGGGCTCATCAACGGCGGATCGGCCGCGGTGAAGGCCGCCATGAAGGCCGATGGCTTCACCAACGAGTACAAGTGGGGCCAGTCCGGCGGCATGACCCGGTTCTTGAAGGACGACAAGAACTGGGCCGGCGACATGAACTACCAGAAGTACCTGGGCAGTGCCGCCGCGCAGGACGCCGCGTTCAAGAAGAACAGCGACGCCGCCTACGGGCAGATGCTGAAGAACGGCACGATCAACGCCGGCACCAGCCAGGAACAGATCGCTGGCTTGCTGAAGGCCCGGCACATCGCCGGCATGGGCGGAGCGATCGCCGTGTCCAAGGGCGGCACCGGCGCCGCCGATGCGAACGGCACGAGCGCGCGGAAGTACTTCGATGACGTGGCCGGCGATCGCAACGGCTTCCTCAAGTCGTTTCGCGTCGGCGAGGTCGCGCCCGCGGCGCCGGTGATCCCCAGGCCGGCGCAGCCCTCGATTCCGCCTTCGGTGCCGGCAACCATCCCGCCGGTGCCGGATGTGCCCGCGCCGCCGCAGAAGCTCAACTCGGACTCTGGCTCCGGCCGCTCCGTGTCGGTGGTGATCCCCAAGGAAATCGGCCAGAACATCGGCGACCGCTCGCTGGCGCACATCGCGACCGGCGGCCTGGGCGGGTAGGTCAGGCGCCGGGCGCTGGCGACTTCGTGGCGGGGATGCGCACCGTGTAGCCAGCGGCTTCCAGCGCCGGCACATCCTCGGCGTGCACGGCCCAAAACGGGCCAGGCCGCACGTTGTCGCCCATGTGCATGATGGCCCGCGCCGGCAGCGTGGTCATCATCTTCTTCATGTGCCTGTCGTCGTTGAACGCGATGCAGTCGTGGCGCATGACGCCTTTGGCCTGCAAATCGCGCAGCAGGAAATTCATGGCTTCCGCCCTCCATCTTTGGCGGCCTGGGCTTCGTCGCAGTTCACCGAGTTCAACCAGCCCGAGCTGGTCCGGCTCGCCTGCTCTGAGGGTAGAAATTCGGCGGCGTCCGCAAGCGGCTTGGTCTTCTTTTTGCGCTCGGCCTCGGCCAAGAAGTCTTCCCAGGATGCGTGCCCAGGGACGAACTCGGCTTCGACCACGCCGCCGTCCAGCCTCCATTGCAGCGCGAGATGGCCCTCGTGGGTCATGAACACGACGGCATCGGCCAGTCGGAGCGCTGGCCCAGTCGCGCGCAGAAGTGCCAGAGACTCCTGATCCAGGGGTTGTCCGCCGTTGGCCCCGTCCCAGCCTGTTTTCGATGTGGCGAACGCCGCAATGCGCTGCTCCTGGTCTGCCGTCAACGACATGTCTGGTGCCTCGCGCCGCCGCAGCTCATTGCAGAATCTGCCCCACGAGCCCCAGGTCGGAAACACGGGCGGTGCAACGTCATCGATCAGCGGCGTGCGCACGGCGCCGGCCTCGGAAGCCAGTTCGGCGTACTGCCCGTCGCTCAGATCGCCATCGACCGCTACCACCACCTGTGCCTGGGGATCGGAAACCTGGGCGGCCGTCTTGTGCTCGGCAAGCAGGTTCTCGACGCCCCAGACGATCTTCTGGTGAAACACTTTCGCATCGACGGTGGGCGCGTTGTAGCCACCCGCGCCAAGCCAGCAAGCCAGCTGCCGCAGCACCTGCTCGGCTTCGGTCTCGTTCTCGGCGTAGTTCATGAAGTAGCCCGGACGCAGCGGGTCTTGCATGGGGTCAATGCCTTTCGACGGCTCGGCCGCTGGCGCAGATGCGAGTGCGTCGTGCGCGGCCAGCAGTTCCCGCGCGAACTCCAGATAGCAGATGGTCGTGGCGTTGGGCTCCACGATGCGATGCTTGTAGTACAGACCGCGGATCAGGTCATCGCTCAGCGATTCACGGGGTTGCATGGGAATCTCCTGGGGTGGCGGGCGGCTGGCAGTGGGGGCCGAGCATGGCGCGCAGCTTGCCCAGGTCCTGCCCGCAGCGCGCGTAGGCGTCGCTGAAGGCGTCTCGCTCGACGCCGTAGTAGTAGCAAGGTGCCTCGGCCGTCAGCGAGTAGTTGTGCGCCAGCGTGAGAAAGCCGCGCAGGAACTCAAGCGGGACCGATGTGTAGCCCTCGGGGGTGTGAGCGAGCGCAGCACGAGCGCTGCTGCGCGCTGCATCCAGTTCGTCAAGCGCCTCCTGCATGCCTGGGATGGCAATGGCGGCGCTGTAGGCGGCGGCGTCAAGCAGGCTGGCGCGGCGGTCGCATGCGGCGTCCAATCGCTGCAGGGCGGCCCGCAGGTCCAGTGCCGCACCTTGTTCTGTTTGGTTGGTCATGACGTTTCCAGGGATTTTGCGGGCGCTGGTTCTGCCGGAAGCGGCCGCAGCATCTCGTCTTTGGCGTCGTCGCCAGGGTCGCGGATGGGGCGCAGCCAGCAGTCCGGGACTGCGCCATAGCGGGTCTCGCGCGTCTCGCCTCCTCGCAGGGCTGCGCGCACAGGCGGCCCCAGAAGTTTGACGACCCACGCAGGGGTGGCCGGGTCGCCGGCGGCAGCGCGCCATCCGTCTGGCAGCGCATAGCGCTTGAGCGGCTCGCGGCGCAGCACCTCCACCATCCGGCCGTACAGGTGTTGGTGAACGATGCGGGCGAGGTCGCCGGGCTTGCAGTTCATGGTGTTCTTCTCCGGGTCGGCAGGGGGTAGAAGGTCAGGCGGTTAAGCGCTTGTGGACCGGCGTCGCGGATGTGGCGCTGGCCATGGCCACGATCTGTCGGGCCCGGGCTCGCTCCTCGGCGGTGGGCTCATCAGATGGCTCGCTCGACGTGTCGCGGAACAGCGCGTTCGCCTGCACAAAGGCAGAGAAGGCAATCTCGAGATGGTCGGCGAGCGCGGGCCGCAGGGCCTCAATGTGCAGCTCGATCTCCACGGCCTCGGCAGGCGTTGTCTCGATGCCGAGCAACTTCGGCTTGTCGTGGCTGCGGTAGCTGTCGAACTGGCTGTTCAACACCTTGGCGGCGATCTGGCGTATCAACCGCTTGTCGAGCGTGCCGCGCGCGGCGAACCACCGAAGTTCGCGCTTTTCGCCGATCAGGTCGCGCATGGTCATGCCGTGCCTGTCCAGCATCTTCTCCAGCATGCGCTGGGCGTTCTCCTTCTCGCCGCCTTCGCCGCGCTCGGCCAGGGCCAGCAGCTTGCGCATGCGCGCTTGGACCTTCGCGTCGGCCGGGCTCGTGGTGGTGCTCATGTGCTGTGCCATGTGTCAGCGGGTAGGGAGGGGCGGCGATCAGCCGCCGAAATACTTGCGGAAGCACACGGGCCCGATGAAGCGCTCGATGCTCTCGTCGGCCGTGAGTTCGAGGCCGCAGATGGAGCAGTTGCCCGTGCGCTGCCCGTAGGCCTTCGCGGCGGCGGCCGGGTCGGATGCCGCGGCGGCCACGCGCGCCTGGGTGGCATCGTCGCAGTCGCGCGAGGCGATGAACTTGCCGCCCATGATCTTGCCCAGGTAGGTGCCTTCCTCGCCCTTGCCTTCGGTCACGTAGATGCCGCCCTGGTTCTGGCCCTTGATCACGGCCTTGAACGTGAAGGTGTCCAGGCGCAGCATGGGCTTCTTGACCATGTTGCCGCGCGCCACGTCGAACCGGCGCTCAATCTCGGCCACGTCCATGGCGAGCGGGGCAGGGCGCGCGAGGTTGCTGCGCACCGCCTCCAGCTGCCTCTCCGTCAGGCCACCGAAGGATTCGAGCGACTGGGCCAGCGACAGCGCGAACGGGTTGCTTTCCAAGTTCGAACCGATCCACTCCATTTCGTCCGGGTGCTCGCAGGCCCAGGCGGTGGCTTTGGCGGCGGCGGTCTGGGTGGCTTGCATGGCATGCTCCGATTACGTTGATAACAATTGTAGCCGAAAAGAGCGCGTTAGTCACAACAGTTATCAAGTGCGCCAGATCTGGAAAAGCGGGGGGCGGTGCGCGCGCTGCGAATCTGAGACTCAGCCGCATCGCACACAAGCCACCAGAGGGCCACCGCCAATGATTTCTGCTCCCGACACCCTGCGCGGCATCTACAGCGCCGCCCGCGCCATTGGCGAGAAGTCCATCAACTCCGACGCCACGATGGAAATCGATGGCTTCACGGGCCTGATGCTGCTGACGAAGCAGTTCCCTTGGCCTGTGATGGGTTCGCAGGGCGAAATCGAGGTCGCCGGCCCGCTGGGCGTGCCTTGGGCGCAACCGCAGAACGTGCGTGTCTGGCACCAGGGTCCGGTCACGTTCACGGAAACCAAGAGCGGCATGGTCGGCCAGTTCCTGACCGAGGTCATCACGCGCCAGGGCGGCGTCTTCCAGGCAACCGTCTACGAAGGTACGCCCGAGAGCTTCAGCTACGGCCTGCGCCTGGTGGACTGCTTCTTTGTGCCGGACGGTGTGGACCGCGATTGGGAGAACCGCGCGCAGATGACGATGGTCAACGGCACGCTGCACTACCACCACTTCGGCCAGCGCATCCCGGGCAACGCGGTCTAACCCGCCATGAAGCTGGACGAACTCGCCGACGAGTACCTGGCAGACAACCCGACGCTGGTGCTCGATGAGGTCCAGACGCGCAAGGCGGCCATCGCGGCCGCGCGCTACTTCGCCAGCTACGGTGACATCCGCAGCCTGTCCCAGGCGGACACTCTGCTGGAGGCGCCAGGGGCGGCCGGCCAGTACCCGGCCGAGCCCGAGCCCGTGCCGCCGCAGCGCGGCGCGCTGCCTATCAAGGCGCTGGCGCTGATCGACGGCGATACCGTCGTGTCGGTGGGCGAGTGGGCGGTCATCGGCCCGCTGTTCCTCCTGTACACCGAGCGCCTGCGCGCGCAGATGGTCGAGGCCACGCGCGGCCTGGGCGTGGATGTGTTCGGCCGCAGCGTGTCCGAAATCGAGCAGGACATCACCCGCATGCAGGAAGAGACGCTGCCGGCCAAGGCCTTCGCCACAGTGCTGATCGAGGTGTAGTGTGCAGGTCTACAGCGCGGACGGCGCGCCGCTACGGGGCGACCTGATCAACCGCGTCATCCTGCGCACGGACCTGACGCCCATCCCTTCCACCGTCGAAGTCGAGGCGTCAGCGACTCGCGAGACGCGGGCCGCGCTGGCCGAAGGCGCCATGGTGCTGGTCGGCCCTGAGAAGGTGCCCTACGAACTGGTGCGCATCGACGGCGACAAGACGATGGCCGTGCAGCAAGGCGCGCGCGACGTGGCGCCGATCACCGCTTACGGGCTGCTGGCATCCTGTGCCGCGCTGGGCCGCCGGCTGCAGCGATCCGTGATCCGCGAAGGCTCGACCTTCGCTGATATCTACCGCTCGATCGGAGCGACGGCCGTGGTGGTGTCCGACTTCCCAGTGCCCCGCTTCGCGGCGTTCGTGGGCATGATCCCGACGCCCGAGGTGGCGCGCGTGCTGCAGGAAGAGGCGGCCGTCGTCTACCTCGATGGCACCAAGGTGCGTTTCCGCCGGCTGGCCGAACTGATCGCCACGGCGCCGCTGCTGTCGTTTCCTGCGGACCGATCCGAGGAAACGGCCAGCGCCTTCCTTGAGCGCCAGGTCATCCCGTACCTGGTCAGCACCGACGCGGCCGGGGCCGTCGTGACCTCCCGGCGCGAAGCCGCGCGCGGCGTGCGCTACCACCCGCGCGCCGATGCGCGGACCCTGACGAACATGGGCACGGTGCTGGTGCAACGGCGCAAGATTCGCGAGGGCCTGTCGCCCGCGCTCAATGCTGGCGCGCGCGTGGACATCGCCGGCAAGCCGCACATCGTCATCACGGCCGCGCATGTGCGCGCCACCTCGACGGCCCAGGTGCCCGGCGAGGAATACACCCAGCTGTGGCTGGGGGAGGTCACGTCATGAACGGCCCCATGGTCGGGAAATGGCCGGGCGAGGTCGCCAGCTACGACGCGGCCGCACGGACGTGCCGCGTCCGCATTCCAGGCGTGACCGATGGCTCGAACGTGCTGCCCGAGGCGGTATTCGAGTACCCGATCGGCGACCGGGCCGACGCTGCCAACGCCAAGGACCGGACCGAAATCCGCGTCCTGGCGGGCGATCTGGTTTGGCTGGAGTTCGAGTGCGGCGATCCGCGCTTCCCCATCATCACCGGCTACCGCACCAAGCGCGCCGGCAACCCCACGAACTGGCGGCGCTGGCACCACGCCAACGTCGAGATGACGGCGGACGGTGACATGGTGTTTAACGCCCAGAACGTCATCTTCAACGTGACCGGAAACGAGACGCGCAATGTGGGCGGGGCATCGACAACGACCGTGGGGGGGGCCATGTCAACGAAGGCGGCCACGTCGACGCACGAGGCCGCCACCCACAAGCTGACTGCGCAGACCACGCTGGCCGGCTCGCTGTCGGCGGGCGCCGGGCCCGGCGGCGCGGGCATGGCGCTGACCGGCGGCGCGCTGACCCACAACGGCGTCAACGTCGGGTCGACTCACACCCATACCGAGCGCGGCGACGGAGCCGAGGTGTCCCCCCCGCACTGATCAACAGGAGCACATCATGAAGAACCTCATTTTCAACGTCGAGGCCGCGGGCCAGAACGACAAGGCAATCCGCGACGCCACGCGCATGTTCCTGCGCGGCGGCGCCCAGGTGGTCGATGCGAAGGTCGCGCCCACGGTGATGAAGCGCGCCGGCATCCAGTTCCGCAACATCGACTTCACGTTCGCCGATGGCCAGACCGTGACCATGGCCGTGAAGATCACCGGCGACGTGTTCGAGGTGCGGATCAACGGCGGCGTGGTGCCGCTGCGCCAGCAGGATGACCACGTGAAGGCGATCGCCGAGATTGCCGCCCAGCTCGACAAGAAGCGCGCCGCGTTCCAGCGCGCAATGGCCCGCGTGAAGGTACCTCTGCCGCCAAGCGTGCGCGTGTCGCGCAGCACGCTCTTGGCCGCCAAGATCGAGCGCCGCGACGGGCTGAAGGAAGCCGTTGCGCTCGCGGAAAGCGAACTCGCAGAGCTGACCTCCAGCCCCGAATAGGCGCGCTCGCTCGCGCATCCAGGCCCGCACATCGCGGGCCTTTTCGTTTGGGAAAAGTGGGGGCGGCAGGTTGTCACCAACTCCAAAGAATCGATGACAAGTGGCGCATGAGGCGCTGCTTGTTGCCAACCTCTATGGAGTTCATCTTGAACACTCAACCCGCCAAATACAGCATGAACGCCACACAGGAAGTGGCAGCGTTTCTCGACGGCGTGGCCCCGCGCGTCGAGGCCGGTGAAACCAGCGCCGCGATCCTCGACAGCGTGAAGAACGAGGCCAGCCAGGTCAAGGTGCCCAAGGCCCTCGACATCCTGCTGGGCAAGGTCAACAAGCCCGAGCACGAGCAGAAGATCCTCGACGGCATCGTGCTGGGCCTGGGTCGCTTCGAGGCCGAGCACGGCTTCAAGCCGACCGCCGACTTGGTGGAGGCGGCCATCCAGCAAGGCAACTCGGCCTTCGACATGATCGGCCCCAACGGCCCGATGCTGGACGCGATCAGCAACACGGCAAGCTCGGCGCACTCCGAGCCGATGTCGCTGCAGCCCAACCGCGCGGTGGTCGCCATCCTGTCCGCCATCGCCGAAGCCATTCCGTTCGCCGGCTACCTGCCCGTGGACATCGGCTCGAACCAGTCCAAGCTGGCGATCCTGTCGCACATCGCTGGTTCCAACTACGGCGACTACACCACCGGCGCCATCATGGACGGCACCAACGCCGGCCAGCTGTACGGAACGTCCGCGCGCTACCTGGCCATCGACATCACGGCCACGTTCCCGATCGCCAGCAAGTTCACGCAGACCAACCTGGCGTCCAACCCCGGCTACTGCGACCCGGCCGGCACCGGCGTGCCGGTCCTGCGCGGTCGCACCGTGATGTACGTGAACGGCAAGGTCGCCGCGCGCGATGCCGCCAGCGGCGGCGGCGCCACTTCGCCGATGTCCGGCACGGTGCAACTGGGCAGCACGACCTACACCTGTACCGCGACGGTCACGATCGCCACGGGTGTGGTCAGCGTCGCAGCCTTCACGCCCGCGCTGCCTGTCGGCACCGACGTGACGATCGAGGGCTTCGTGGACTACGAAGCCGCGCCGGGCCTGATCCCGCTGGTGCAAGTCCGCGCCGACACCTACGACATCTACGCCAACCCGTGGCGCTCGATGACCAACATCAGCATCGACGCAGCCGGCCAGCTGCGCAACGAGCTGGGGCTGGATGGCAACTCCGAGGCCATCATGGCGATGCGCTCGCAGATGGAACTGGAGCGCCACTACATCGCGCTGGGCAAGGTCGCGCGGCTCGCCAAGAACAACTCGCAGAACTTCGACTTCGAGTGGTCGGCGCGCAACCAGCAGATGAACCGCGCGCAAATCTGGCAAGACTTGCAGGCCAAGCTGACCAACGTGGACCAGAACATGGCGAACGCCACCATGGACCACGGCGTGACCCACTACTACGTGGGCTCCTGGCTGGCCGGCATCATGCACAGCCTGCCGCGCGACATGTTCGAGCCCAGCGGCATCGCCGTGCGGCCCGGCATCTACCGTGTGGGCCGCCTCTTCGGCAAGTACGAGATTTACTACACGCCGCGCGTCGCGACCCAGGCCGCCAACCTGACCACGGCCAAGATGATCGGCGTCGGCCGCAGCACCCAGGTGGCTCGCTGCCCGATCATCCTGGGCGATGCCGTGTCGGCCACGTTCCTCGACCTGGCCCGCAACTCCGACTTGAAGCAGCAGGCCGCCATCTACGGCCGGAACTTCACCGAGGTGAACCCGCACGAGCAGTCGGCGCTGGGCTGCTGCGAAGTGAACCTGGTCGGCCTGGGCTGATCGGGGCGCCGACATGAGCAAGACCCCTGCCGCGAAGGCGGCCAAGGTCGAGCCGCAGGCCGGCGCAGCGGCCGCAGCTGGTGCTGCGGTCGATGGCGACGCGCCTGTGATCGACGCCGGACCGACCGCAGCGAACGTCACCGCGGTGGCAAGCACCGCCGCGGAGATGGCCGCCGCCACTGGCGCAAGCCTGTCGCCCGAGGAACTGCTGGCCGCCGAACTGGAAGCCTCCAAGGTTGCGTTCAACGCCGCCGCCGAGGCCTCCGCCGCACGGCCCCTGTCGCCCGTCGAGGTGCTGGCCCTGGCTGACAAGGCCCGCGCCGACGCCGAGGCCATGGCACGCGAAATCGACGCCGCCGGCCCGCAGACCGAAGAACTGCCCGCGGCCGAGTTCCCGCTGCGCGTGGTGCTCGTCAACAACAGCAACACCTACCTGACCGAGCGCGTCACCGGGGCAGTCCTGCCCCCGGGCAGCAACGCACCGGTCACGTTGCACGACGAAGACCACGCCCAGCAGTTCGCCGCCAGCGTGCGCCAGCTGGTCGAGGACAACTACCTGCCGGAGACGGCGGTCACGGTCCGGCCCGCGTAACAAAGAGAAGAAACGAGGTTCTCCAATGAGCGGTTTCCGTCCATTCGTCCGCCAACTGGGTGCCCAGCCGGGCGTCCAACTCAACCCGATCCGCGACCAGACCGATGGCGTGGCGCCGGACAACTCCGACCAGATCGTGGCGGTCATCGCGCGTCTGACGCGCGGCCCGCTAACGCCGTTCCGGGTGAACCGCAGCAACTTCCTGGAGAAGACCGGCCCCGGCGAGTCGATCCGGGTCAACGCGCTGAACGAGGCCAAGCTGCAGGTCTACGAGGCGCTGGAGAACGGCGCCTACGAGGCGGTGATCCAGCGCCTGGTGCCGAGCGGCTACGTGAAGTCCTATGCGATCGTCAACTTCAGCGGGACGCCCTCGGGCAGCGCCGAGACGGTCGCCTACTCGACATCGCCCACGGTGCCGTCCGCCGCCTTCAGCATGTACGTGATGGACCACGAGTGCTACAACGACGGCATCAAGCTGTCGCTGCACGCCGACGCGACGCCGCTGGGCGGCTCGCCGGTGGCGAACAAGCTGGTCACGCTGCAGGTCATGGACGCCAAGGGCGTGCTGCGCTATGAGTTCTCGGGCTCGCTGGACTCGGCCGCGAAGGACGACTTCGGCAACAGTCTGTACCTGCCCGACGTGGCGGCCAAGGTGAGCAACAGCATGATCGACATCGTGGTCGCCGCCAACGCGTCGGTGCCCACCACATCGAACGCCTACGGCCGGTCCGCCCTGGGCCGCGACAACTGGGCCACCTCGGCCGCGCTGGTGTGCTTTGCCGAGGGCGGCACGTCGTACATCAACGACGACTACGACCGCGCCATCGCTGGGCTGCGCACCACGCTGCACCCGTTCGGCTACCTGATGAGCGGCGGTTCGCAGAACCTGTCGCTGCTGGGCAAGCTCGGCTCGCTGGCGTCGGAAATCAACACCCACTGCGAAATCGACGTGCCGGGCAACCTGAGCCCGGCCGCCGCGATCGCGTTCGTGCAGTCGCTGAACTTCGACACGCACTACATCCGCTACAACTGGGCACCGCTCGAAGCGGAAGACCCGATGAACGGCGGCCGCGCCGTGTGGGGTACCGGCGGCTACCACCTGGGCCTGTCCTGCCTCCGCAACGCGCGCGTCAACGCCAAGGGCTTCGCGCCGAAGAACTACCCGGTGGCTGGCAAAGACTGGCCCCTGCAGCGGCGCGCGGTGCGCCAGCTGGTCAATCCCGAGGAACAGGAATTGTCCGACCTCGCGAAGTCGCAGATCAACCCCGTCAAGCACGAGGTCTACAACGGCGGCGCGAGCTTCGTCTGGACCGATTCGCTGACGGCCGCTCGTACCCAGGTGTCGGGCCGCATGCTGCAGAACATCGCCGAGATGTCGTCCAGCATGGACAACTGGGTTGCCCTGGCCGCCAAGGGCTGGACGCAACTGCCCATGAAGACGTTCATCAAGAACATGACCGCTTTCATGGACCGGGTGCTGCAGGACGCCCAGGCGTCCGACTGGCTCGTCCCGGCCGCCAGCCTGCCCGGCGGCGCCGCCTACGCGTTCGAGGTGAAGCGCAGCACCGTCCGGCCGGCCGACACCGTGCACATCGAGTACTACCCGTCCTACGACGGCGTGGCCCGCCGTGTCGTCATCCAGCAGACGCTCGTCAACTGAAGGAGAACCACCCATGTTTGCAAACCATTCCGCAGCCGGCCTGCTCAAGTCGCTGGGCGTGTTCAACGCGCCGCCCACCCAGGCGCAACTCGATGCCGTCGAGGCCGGCAAGGCCGCCCTGGTGGTGGCGTCCCTCGACGCCGCTGGCCAGCACGCGGTGGCCGACATCCGCATGGCCGCCGCGGCGGCCGTGAACGAGTGGGCCGGCACGTCGGCTTCCGACCTTGACGCCGACTCGGGCGAAACCCTGGCAGATCGCCTCATCGCGTTCGCGGTGGGCATCGCCGACGAGAACAAGGACGGCGACATCACCGAGGACGAGGCCGAGGTCATCAACATCGCCCTGAACGCCATGGCCGAGGTGCTGGTCACCAAGGGCGCGAGCGAAGAGGACGTGGTCGCGCTGCTGGAAGAGTCCGATGCCGCCGCCGGCGACCGCATCCACGAACTGGTGGCCGGCAGCGACGATGCCGACATCGACGCGTTCGCGTTCGATGCCGAGTCGAGCGAAGCGGTGATGGATTCGGTCCTGGGCAACCTGAAGACCGGCGACAGCCAGCTGGATGCCGTCTACAAGAAGAAGATGGTCATCCGGCAGGGCAAGAAGGTGCGGATCAACAAG